TTACGCAGTGCACGCTGTCCTTTAATATCGGCCGCAGACATTGCAGCGGCTTTATCGCGCAACCCTTGCAGTTGCTTTTGGTAATCGAGAGTTATTTGTTTTTGGTCGCTGATTGCCTGGCTTACTTCCTTAATAGCGTCGCGCACAGACATATTGCCCAAAGCGTTTGCAATCGCCTCGCCTGCCTTTTGGCTTGCGTCTTGCATTTGCTTTGCGCCTTTTTCAACTACTTGCGCAGCGTTGGCTATGTTTTTATTTAGGCCCGAGGTGTCCGCACTCAGGGCGATATTAATACTGCTATGCGCTGCCATTATCTTGTATAGTTAATAATAAAATCCATTCCAATAGTTACCACTCCCGCAAATCCTGCGTTGTCGTCTGCCAAATGTACCTCGCCGTCGTATTCAATAACTTGCACAGTTACGCCGTTAAATACCCCGGGCGTTGTTACTTCCATAGCCGTGCGCACTAAATCGCCCACAGTCGTAGCTGAGGCGTAAGTAGTTGCCACGATCATAACCTGCGCCCTTGTGAAGTCGCTGTGGCTTGGCCCGCTCTTTGTCATATTGCCCCGATTGCTAACAACTTGGTAAGCGATTGCGGGCAGTGCACTGGTTTCTGGAATCCGTAGCGGGTTAATCCTGTTGCCAACAACTGCAGTAAGTGCCGAGTTGCTGCTGAGGATATTGTAGATGGCTTTTGATGCTTTCACGCTTGTGCTGGGGGTGTTAGTTTGTTAAAAATGTGCTTGTACTTTTCTATTGTTTCCTGAACGCTTGGCCCTTGCGACTCCCACGGGAATCGCATTAATTTTTGAGGCGCTACAGGCTTTTTTAAGTGTGGCGCGATAATGGTGGCGGCAATCCATCGACTCACTTCCCACTGGTTGCGGTATTGCATTGTTTGCGCTTTACGCATTCCGTGCAATCGCAGGCGGAAATAATAGGGTGAGCAATCGGCAAAATCTGCCTCACTCATCAACATCTCGCCGTAACCTATTTGCTTAAGGCGGTCAAAGGTCAACGGCTCGGCCTTTCCGCCTGTTACTTTCCCTCTACAGGCGCAACGTCGTCGGCAGGTTTAAAAAATTCCTCTACCGCTTTAGTAAATCCCAAAATTGCAGGCTCCAACTCAATAAACGCTTTTACGTCATCGGCCAAAGCGTCTACATCTTTAAACGGGCACTTTTCGCCGATTTTGCGATAGCCTCCCTGGATTCCTGCAAACGCGCAAGCTCTGCCAAATTTTAGCGAATTGCTTGCGGTCTTGGTATTCATCACGCTGCCCAATTTAGCAAAGTCATCAACTTGCAAATCTGCAAAGACTTGCTCGATTGCCAACATTGAGAAATAAAGGGGGTGAGTTACACCCCCGATAGTGATTTGCTGCATATTAGATTGTGCCTACAGTCAAAGCGCCAGTACCTTGCAAAGACGCTGTAAAAGTAGTTACGTCATTGTTTGGTGCGCTTAATGTCAAGTTAGAAAAGAAAGCAGAACCGCTAAGCTTGATGTCGCCGCTTACGTTTGAAGTCATTACAGCAGTGATAGCGGTACCGGCCGCCAAATCTGTATAAATGTCTTTCCAAGAAATTGCAGACACGCCGCCGTCCTCTTCAAACATACCATCGATGTTCATAGTCCAGCCGCCTTCACCCACGATGAATTCCTTCCAGCCTGCGCTGTCCTTGTTGGTGACGTCGATCATATCTTTAGTAATGTCGAAGTCGTTAGAGGTCGCGTTTGCGATTTTAGTCAAAGTACCGCTTACATCTTTATAGATTGCGATAAGTGTTCCGTTTACTACGTTTGCAGTTGCCATTTTATATTTTATTTTTTATTTTACTGTGAATCCTGCCTTTTGAGCTTTGTCTGCTACAATACGCACCAAATCGCGCTCAGTGTTGGCAATAAATGTATCTTTATAAGAGTTAAACGCCCTGCTCATTTGGTGATGTGCAGGCATTTTACCACGATTCGCGCCCTCGTAACTCCGTTGCTGTGTTCCGTGTTCGTAAATGTAGGCGTGATATCCTTTATACCCTCCATAAACACGCGCACCAATCAAACGAACGGCGGCAAATCTAAACCGCGGGTTTTTATCTATGAAACCAATCGAGCGGCTTAGATTGCCTGTATCGTCTTGCACATTGTTTTGCGCAATGTTTATAAACTCTTTGCTATTCTTTTCGATAACTCCGCCAACTATTTGCGTAGGGAGCCCGAGGGATTTAATCCCTGCAATCGCCTGCTGCAGCTGTTGTTTAAAGTTAGTCATTTTTATAGCTGATTTCAGTATGCAATTTAGTATACATTCTGCGTTCCAAATCAGCGATAGAAATAATGTTGTATTTGTTTGAGTTCCATACTACCCGGTCCGATACTTTTATATTACTATCGTATCGGATTGAAAAGTTCACAATTTGCTTGTTTTCTCGGCGGTCTGCGTTTACTTCTTCGCTGCCCGTTTCAAGTTCAACAATGCGAGCCCACGGCGCGGAGATTTCGCTCCACGTTTGCAGTTTTTCCCCTGTATTGCTGTCTGTAGTTTCGGTATAGCGCTGAATACTTATCAGCTCATCCATTAGCCCGGCGTTCATAACACAACTGGGATTTTGTAGGGATCTAACAAATAATGAAACCCAAAGTTTAACGGTGTATTGCTCACTCCTACGGTAATGGCTTGGCGGTTGTCGTAATACTGCCCAATCAATAGCAACGCAGCGTGTTTAATCGATGCAGGAAAGATTGTGTCTGGGTTTACTCCGGTCGCGCTTGCCAATTCAAAGCCTTCCGTAACCTCAACAATGTACTTAATCACGTCATCCGTTACACTGGTGGGGGCGTCATTCATAAATACATTTTTTGTGTAATTACTCATCGGATCAGGCGAGGCAATCCAATCGCCTGCGTCAAAAGTCTGCACGGCATTGTTATCGTCGACATAATACAACTGCGTTACGGCCAATACACGGCTATTTACGCGCAGATAATTGCCCGATGGTATACTTAGCCCGTTAATTGGATTAATTAGCGCAGGATAGCCCGTGTAGGCGTCAAATCCATACCTTGCAGTCGCTTTGCGCACAGAATAGCCCAAATACTGCCCGCAAGCCTCCAAGGCCATCGAAATAAGCCCTGAAATATAACTATCGTCTGCGCTATTTGTTACGCGCAGGTGTTGTTTAGCCTCCGCTACAGTGATGTAATCTGTAGCAGCGTTGGCGTATGCGGTGTATTCTCTTGCTTTAAACATTTTTTATTCTGCGTCGAGTTCGGCCTCGGGGTTTACTGTTTTTGCTTTTTTGGTTGGTTTGCTTGGAGTCAAAACTGCGATTTCCTCAGCCACACCCGCCTCGATTAAAAGCATTGCTTGCTTGGTTTCAATTATTACTTCGTCGCCTGCGTTATAACTCAGGTTAAATTGGCCTGTTGGGTTTGCAATAAATTTAATCTTCATAATTTAGCCCGAGGGCGTTGCAGTCAAGAACGCCCCCAGCACTTGGAACTTTTACGCCCCCAAGCGGGCAGATTATTAGGCTACGATGTCTTTGCAGACAGCGAAAGCGGTAGGTTGCAACAAATTGCAATCCAAATAAGCGTTTAATACTACGTTGGTCAAACCAGCAGTAGCGCCGCTATAAGGATCAACAGTCAACTCCATACCTCCCCAAGATGCGATGGCCATTTTGCTGAAATCTCCGAAGATCATTGCAGACAAAGTAGATGAGGTACCTTTAGACAAGTTAGATGGAACCAAAGTTGAAGTAGCTACAGGGTAGCCGTTCAAATCCATTCCGCCTGCAGGCCAAATAAAGTTACCTTCTACACCTGAAGACTGACGGGGGATAGTTTGCAAAGCAGCTTTAACCTTGGGGTTAGTCAAGTAAGCAACACCCTCACCGTTGGCGTTTTCAACAGCTTTCATCAAGTTTACAACATCAGCCCAAACGGGTGCGATACCGTTAGCGTTTGTGCTGTTTGATGCTGCACCACCGGCATAAGTTACGTTTACAGAAGAGTTTGCAATAATACCAGTAGGCTCATTAGAACCTCCGCCTTTAATAGCGGCAGTTTCCAATGATTGAGCCATAGCGTTCAAGAGCCAGTTTCTTACATAAGCATCAATAGAGTTGCTAGATTGCAACATCAACTGATTTGACACCTGAATGTAAGCAGCCAAGCGCTTAGGACTGAAAGTGATTTTGCTGAATGCGGGGCTTTTTTCAGTAGCAGAACCGTTCTCAGTGTTCCAACCTGCAGAGGGCACAGTGCTGGCAGTTGGCATGTCCAAGTTACCTACCAAGCCAGACAACTGCTGTACACCCAAACCACGCAAAACAGTTTTAGGCAACAATACATCGATGATTGAGCCTACTGAAGTCTGTACATTGACACCACCCTCAGAGCCAGCAGAACCACCAGTTACTGACATGTCGCGTTTGAAAACTTCGCTAGGAACTTTCATAGAGTGAGCAGAAACAGAAACACCAGAGCGCTGGAACTCGGCAGCAGCCATAGAGTTAAATTCAGCCTCTACGCCATCACGACGGCCAGTAATAGCCATTTCCATAGCACGCTT